GGACGATAGGCTTTACTCTTATAGTATAGGCTTATGTCTTTTGCTTCCTTGCATTTGACGCATGTCTTAATCACAGTGACTCATATCTATCAGACTTGATAAACTCATCATAAGTCATTGTGTACTTTGCTTGATTACATTTGCGATGGCATGGTCTAACATTTCTTATGGTGTTCTCTCCACCTCTTGAGGTAGGAATAATATGATCTGGCCATGAAGAATAGTCTGATCCTTCTCCACGCTTAGGGGCATCAAAGTCAATAGGCTTATTGCATATATAGCAATCTGTTCCGTATGTGTCAAACAATTGCTTCTCTGTCCAATTCTCATGGTAGACACCTTTGTCTTTGGCTACTCTTTTTCTGCTTGCTTGTCTGTAAGTATGCTGATTTCTTTGTTGCTCAGCCCTTTTCATTTCGTATCTTTCTTTTGGGCTCATGCTATTTATGTAATCCATTTGGCTTTTGCGAACACAATCTTTGCAATTGCTGCGTAGTTTATACTTGCCTTTTTGATGACCATAAAAATATTCTAATGTTGCTGGATATTCTATATTACAGTTTGTGCATGTTCTATTCATTATGCATTCACCATTCCGTATTCCTGCAAATATTCACCAACGGTTGTGATGCCCTTGTATTCGTTACAATCTGCACAAAACTGTGTTGTGCTGTAGTCTATCTTGTCTGCGATAATTGTCTCGCAAAATACACAGATGACTGCGTTCATATTTTCTGTATTCATTTACTGCTCCCTTTGTGTTAGTATTTGCAACATCTCTGCTGCATATTATAAGTATACCATGACTATTATAACAATGCAACAAATATGGCCTTTTTATTGTAACTTTTGTGTAACGATTTCCTGAGAATTGTCTGTGATACTTTCACTATAATCTCCTGGAGCATGTTCATCACAGGCAAATGTACCAGGCTCAACAAAAATATGCCATTCTACATTTTGTTCACATTTGTCAAAATAACATTTCATAACTGATACCAACCTTTATCCCACAAAGTTAATAATCTATCAAAATATCTATCGTATTTATATCTAATAATATCAGTAGAGTATTTTGCATATGTATCTGTTGCTATTGCTCTATTATCAAGGTTCTTTACCTGTTCCGTCGCTTTTACGAACTCAGCCAGAGTATTGCATCTAAAGCCATTGAAGCCGTTCTGGACCGTTTCTGTGAAGATACCTAGGTCAGTTGTTATAACAGGGGTTCCTGTGGCCATAGCCTGTATGTGGCTGTTACAGAAGGGTTCGTGATAAAGGGTAGGACTAAAGGCAGCGATGGCTCCTCCAAGGAGTTTGGCTCTATCTGCTGCACCTACTTCTCCAATATATTCTCCGTATTTAGGAATATAACTTCCTGATCCTGCCATAATTAATCTAACGCCTGCTGCTTCACATGCCTGACTTGCAATGTCCACACCTTTACGCTGAGTCATTCTGCCAAAGTATAAATAATAATCTTCTTTTTCTAACTGCCAAGGAAACTTATCTTTATCATAATATCCATTTACAACGCCATCATAGAAATTAATATCAACATCTGCTGCATTTCTGTGCTGTGCGTAAACTGCTGATCTCCAGGTGTTGGATTCAAATACTCTGTACTTAGCAAAGGTACCTGAATAACCAATACCCCATTCTACGGACATATGATCAGGAAAGGCATCTGCTACTGGCTTTTGTGCAAGACCACCAATTAGACAGATAAAGTCTTTTTGTACAATGTGTTTGGCTATTGCATTTATTGCATTGTTGTTAAATGTTACCCAATGAGGAAGTTTGTTATCAAATGATGTTGATGTGTAGTGGTTATCACCAACAGCAATTGCTCTATCTTCCTCAGAAAGGCACGGAATAAATTCAGTAACTGTTGCATCTGTTCTATCACCAGAAGCGTAGAGATATACCTCATGACCAAGAGAAGTCATCATGTTGCAAAATCCATACACCTTCTCAGTGTAGGCACATGAAAAGAATTCTTTAGTTACCTGCGTATGAGGCAAAGCAACTACATGGAATCTTTTTTTTACTTGCAACACTTATCTTCACAGTCGCATTCAGTCATATTGTAAATTAGGAAATCTAACTGCTCAAGTGCATTGATCAGAGAAATCTTAATTCCAATAAGTTCTTCTACTTCTGGACTATTTGTTCTTTCCATCTTTTTGCCCCATATCTTTCATCTCGTTAATAATTGCATCAAGTCTATCAATAGCAGCATTTAGGCTATCTATTGAATCTTGTACTGTATGCTTTGTAGATTCTTCGCCTCTTGTAAATGCAGCGATTTCATTTGGATTTAATATTCTGTATTCTGGTCCACCCATGTTTTTCTCCCATTTCCTGTTATAGTGTTTATCATTCATATATTTATGAAAGTATCGTCTTACCATTGTATCATGACCTTACTATCTTTGGTGCTTTGTCTATATTTGTTCTTTTATTTCTTACATCAGCAATTGTGCTTTTTGCAAGGTCTGGCAAGTCTTTGCCTTTGTTTCTTTTCTGCCAGCCTTCAATGTATTGTTCTAAATGAGCATCAACTAATTGCATGACTTCTTCATCAGACATAGACTGAATCTGTTCTTCCTTGTATTTTCTCCAAAAGGATTTAACAACTACTGGTTCATACATTTTTGCTACTTCCATAAAGATATATCAACCAACCAATGGACATTGCAATGATTGGGCTTCCTGTTACAAGATTAATAATTCCTGCTGCGATTATGGCTTTGAATACATTATCCATAATTACCACAACTTACAATCTTTTGGTAAATGCATTTTTAAGTCTGATTCAACATGCCAAAGCATTCTTTGACCTTTTTTAATTCTTCTTGTACAAGCATTACAATTAATAAAGTTATCAATATTTAATATTGTCTTCCATCCATTATTTGTATTACTACTATCTAAATAATCCTTTTCTTTTTTAAAAGGACTTCTTTCATCTATCCAATTTATATTACTTCCCATTCTCTTTTATCCTTTTCTTTTCCATATTCTGCCCATGGCTGTCCTTAACATGTAAAGATAAATCTTTAAATTAAAGACAGGGCTTCGCCCTTTGTACTGCTTCGTAGTCCAGCACTTGCGGTGAGGATTCAACGAGACTCAAGCATCTGCCCGTAGTCCCTCCAGAACCAACATTGATGTGATCTCTAAACGCTCTGAAGTGTTACTATCATACCACTATGTTTTATTAAAAGTCAAATGGGTACAAAAAAAGGCCCAATGCGGAGAACGGGAGCAATACGCACTGGGACCTAATTTGTTCTATAAAATCACTTACGGAGGTGAACTCTATAGAATACTATTGTAGCAGGTGATATAAAGTTGTGTCAATCTCTTTTGTTTATTATTACATTACCGTCTTCATCACGGTCATAAATTCTTACGATTTCTTCTTGTTTAACTTCTTCTGTCATTTTAGTAGAATCCTTTCTTCTGAAAATGTTTCCATGCCCCACATGGAGTGGAGTGTCTTCTTGAGATATAAGATAATGTAGCCACTAATTGTGAAACTGCACTATCTGATTTCTTCATTCCTAGGCTACTTGCTGTGCTATCTAGGAGTTGTCCAATCCCACTGGCTGTGGATGTTGGATTCTCTGCCTTTGAATTCCAGGCTGACTCTTTTCCAATCAACTTGGTCAGGCATAGAAATTGCTCTTTATTGAGCAAATCTTTAGCCACTTCCTTTGCATTTACGCTCAAGAGAGGTGGACGATCCTTGTAAATTACTAGTTCTGGTACTGCTTGATCTGTTGTTAAACTTGCTTGTAAAAATACTGCCAGCAAAATAGCAATTAATGCTCTCTGCCATAATTTAATTTTTGTGTTAATAAATCTCTCCTAAGTTAGATGAATTGCCCCATCTTATTAGTCATAGATCCTCCTTATAGTTCATTTCTTTCTATCATATCGCAGATACGCTCAATTGTCCAAGAGTCTAGCCCTTCAACCTCTGAGAGTTTGTCTACGAGTTCCTCCTTGGCGTATGTGTAGCCATCTTGGAATCCTTCACGATATTGTTCCATTGCTCTAGTTTACACCATTCTTGACTTTTGTCGTACCTATAGGATAGACTTTAATTATGAAACTACAAAATCACTTTAATCCTTATACAAAAGAAGAACTAAAAAACTCTGATCAGGTCTGTTCTGGATGCCATTGCAACTTCTCTAGCACTAGGGCTGGAGATAAGCATCGTATTGGTACCTTTGGAAAAGACCGTCGCTGTGCCTCTCCTGAAGAGGTTGGGCTAGTCAAGAAAATTAACCCTTTTGGAGCCATTGTCTATAGTCTCTAGAATGGGTCAAATCACCTGTTTCTTACGCTCAACTGACAGGCGATCCATACTTAGGTATAGGTAGATGCCTAAACGGGCCTTAAAACGGCTCCTAGGCACCTTAAACAGGCATCCTAGGGAAAAGGAAAAGAGCCCCAGATTAACTCTGAGGCCCTCTCCATTAATTATTTACTTTTTAAAGCCAAACTCTTTTTCGTTAGGCTGTAGGGCTTTTACTAGTGGTGCTACGAGTCCTGCGATAAATGCATTTGCCAGTACCTTTGGGTCTGTGATCCCAGATAGATAAAGTGCTAGAGCAGATGCTGCTGAGGCTCTTAACCATGATTGTGCTACTGCTAGTGCCTGTTCTTTAGTTGTCTTTGGTGCTACTTTCTTTGTTGCCATGATTTACTCCTTTGTTGTTGCTTTTCTTTTAGGTCTTTCATTCTGCGTCATCAGGATAATCATGATTTGTTCAACCTGCTTCTCTAGACGATCAACAGAATCCTTTAGGCTTGAGCCTCCGTTAGGCTTTAACTCTGCAAGATAGTGCTTTACCATCCAACGAACTGCTGTAGCAAGTCCTCCAATTAGGGTAAAGATTGCTACAAAAAATGCAGCCCAGTCTTGTGGTGTCACTTCATTTCTCCTTGTGTATATTGGTAGTTAGAGAGAATCTCTCCAGTATTAAAATCAAGACCACAGAATTTTCCATAGTCTTGAAGCCTTCTTTTTGTGCCAAGTCTTTCTTCTCCAACTAACCCATTGCCAGTTAAAACAAGTTTTATTTCTTCATTAGATATTTGTTCTAGGTTTTTTACCTGATCTGGCCAATCATTGTGAATAAGCCTTCTTCTATAATAACCTTCTGATCCATAGTAAAGGTGGTACATAAACATCTCGCTTGGTACAAATAAGTCATAACCATGAGTGTATGCTCTTGCTGCTGTTAAAAGTTCTTCTCCATCAAAAGACAATAATCTATTAGGATTTAAGAATTCGCCTTCTGTAAACAATGATCCAGCAGAAACAGATATAGAGTGTATATTTCCTTTTGGATTCTCTATAGTTCCTTGCATAGGGATTCTATTATCTTTAAATCTTTGCTTATCTTTCCAATAAAACTGAGTAACTTCTTCTTTTTGTTCTCTTATTTTTTCTTTGTTTCCTTCATACCAAAATGGCTTTGGATACTGTGTAATTATTGGCTTATCAAATCCGTTTGCCTTATGTGTATTTATTTCATTAATCAGGAATGTGTCCCAGTTTTGATCAAATCTGCTGTGAGCATCTATTTGGAAATAATAGTCTTCTCCAGCATAAAGTTTATGAGCAATGCTTCTTCCTAGTCCTACCCCAATATTTTCAGGTGCCTTAGACTCAACTAGTCTTATGTTTGGTAGTTGCTTAAGAGTATTTAGCCAACTGTTGTCTTCATAGAAGATTGAATGAATCCCAAACACTATGTGATTGTTTCCTGATGATTTTAGTAGAGCGTTTCTTACTGTCTTTTCAAGTTCATCGTCATGGTAACTTGATATCTGAACAAATATGCTTTTATTCATTATTCCTGTTTGTCGTTAAAATAATGTATAGATATTCCTGCCCTTGGATTTTCACAGAATACTGTATGAATTATTCCAGACGGTACAAATAACATATCTCCTGGATTTACTATCAGACTTTGATATGGTGAGTCTTCTTGAGCAGTTTCACAAATTCTCCATTCAACAGATCCAATTGCTTGCCACATAAAAGAATCCATAGTATCTTCGTGAACTGGAATTGTTTTTTGATTTGCTATAAAACTAATTAATGTACATCCACCGTTAGGCTTTTTACCAAACAACTCTGTTGTCTTTGCAAAGAGATCATCTAGTTGACTAAAACAATTTCCATTCTGAACATAATATCCAGCAACAAAAAACTCATCCCAAATCTGCAGGGCACCAATTACTTTTACTGGGCTAGGTAATGTAAATTCTGGATGCTTAACTGTGTAATCACAATGATCAATAAACTCATCCCAACCAGTTGTAGATGGAACTAGATTTGGAATATAAAGAAGGTCAATATTTTCTTTAGCGTTTAGAATATCTTGTTGAGTAATAGAATCTTTATCTATGTGAATAATATTATGCATTGCCGTCTGCTCTACCTAGTTCAGGATCTGGATTAAACGCTGCTACAGAGCCATCACTTCTAAGGTTCTTAACTTCACCTTGAATTGGATCAAGTCTATAACGGTTGCCCCAATATCCTGCTGGATAATGATAGGGATTGTCTGGGTTGTCAGTTCTTGTTGGTAGTGGATTTTCATTCCAGTTACCTCTAATTGTAACTAATGATGCTGCACAGAAACGCTCACCTGAAATTACTTTTTTAACTCCATGACGAGTGTTTCCTTCATGCATAGCCATAGATCCTGCCTTTGGCTTATACCAATAGTCATAATCTGGATAGTAGATTTCTCCACCTTCGTAGTCATCATTTAAATAAATTACACTGCCCCACATAATTGGGCTTTCCATGTGTCCTTGATTATCTATATGAACAAACATCTCTAGTTCAGTTTCTCCATTATAAAATGAATCACTTGCTCCATCAAACATCTTAATTAGATTATGTTCAGAAGGAGCCCAATCTGCCTCATGGTCATGCTCATTAAGAACATCTTTAATTCTTTGTTGAATACGAGTTAGAGTTGGTAATACATCGTCCATAATGTTTTCATATCCTGGGTTTATCTTCATCTGATGGTTATTGATTAAACGCTTGCCCCAGTACTTAAATTCATGTTCCTGTAATCCGTCATAGTTAAAGTTTCTCATAAATGAGTCTAATAAACTAACCTCTTCTGGTGTTAGAAAATCTTCAAATATCAGAACATTTCCATCACAGTGCTTTTCTAATTTCATGATAAATTCCTCTCAATAGCCATCTGTCTTCTAATCTCGTCATGCTTTTCTTTAGGTTCTGTTATAAACCAGTGGTCTGGCTCTACATAATGGAAAAACACTACTCCTATTTTACCAGTATTGTTATAGAGAGTTTCTCTCCAGTGTTCATATTCCTCGCCCATAAACATAATTGCTTCATTTGGGTTGGCTGTATAGGCTTTTCCATCTATAAACAAAGCCCACGGATCTCCTTGATAGAGAACCAAATCAAGTGTATATGTGCAGGCGTTCACATCTTTGTGTTTTTCTAGGCTGATAGTTTCATCAGAGTACTCTGCAAATAGTGAGTATGATGTGACACAAGTCTTTGTTCCAAAGTATTCTCTTACCTTTGGTAGTAGTAATTCACTAAATTCTTGTAGTATTGGCTCTGCCTGGTCTCCCAGCAATTTTCTGCCAAATTCATCTGTGCCCATAGAATCTAAAATAGGATTATTTTTAAAGTGCATACGAAGTCTGTCAAAGTCATAAGGACTTAAGACATTTTTGATTAGTCCAACTTCTCTATTTATCGTGTCCATTGAACCACCACATATCTTAGACCATCAGTTACTGGATGAACTGCGTGGTTATACATAAAGTTTGAAGGAAAGATTAAAAGGTTGTTCTTCTTTGCCTTAAACCTTAGCCCATACTTGCTAAACTCAACATCGCCACCTTCGTAATCGTCATTGAGGTAATAAGTCATTGATATTCTTCTTGTAAATAATGGATGATCGTCTACATGGTCATGAAACTTTTGTTCTTTTCCATACCGCAAAAGTTGAGGAGCCTGAATATGTTCTATTACTGCACCATAAGCGTTAATGTATTCATCCAAGCAAGGCTTCATGCTTTCATAAAATGCTCTTGTAAAGTTAGACAAAGGATTATCAGAATTGTCTCCATGATCAGGAAGAATAACTAAGTCTGTATCTCTACTCTTGTAGTCTGTACCAACTTTGTTGCCTGGTTCATTTGTAAGTAATACTCCTGCAGGTATCCAAGACGACTCTGACTCTTCTATCTTTTTAAGATATTCCATTGAGTCAGGAAATATGTCTTCAAATATTACTATTCCTGGTGCTAATTCTTTCATTTTGACTGCCCTTCATATCTCATTTCCATATTTTTTTGCTTTGTCCAGAACGATGCAATTGTATATCTTACTGAGTCTTTAATCTCAGTTACTCCATGAAGATGTTCCACATCTGCTGGATGAAATGCCAAGGCACCAACCTTTGGAGTTACATCAAAGTTAAAGTTTGGATAGTAGGTATGTCCACCTTTATAGTCATCGTTTAGATAAAGAACAGACCCAAATGCTCTATGTTCGTGGCCAGTTATATTTGTGTGGCTCATATCATCTGAATGTGGTGCTTGCTGCATACCAGGAAACCAACGGATTACTTGAAGAAGATCAGGGTAAATCTCTTCTAAATCATATGATTGTTTAATTACTTCTTTACAACGAACAAGGGCATCCAGCATAATATCAGCAGCCTTTTTATCAAAGGCTAGCATATCAGTATAGTTAATTGTACGGTTGTCCCAAAATTCATGACCAGCAGTTTTCCACAGATTTGAAAGAACTGCTGATTTTATTAAATAGTCACAATCTTCTTTTGGCAAAAAGTCTTCTATTACTTTAGCATTAAACATATTACCACTTTCCTTCTGGACAGGTGGCTGCTTCTAACTTTGTCTTTAAAGACATTAGGCAGCCACATTTGCTACATTGTTTAGTAATTGTTAAAAATGGACACTCTTTACAAATTGCGTATCTAGCATCTGCTATAGACATATCATCTAGATATTTACCTGGATCTATTAGATCCCATGGCCTAGTATCTCCAAGGGCTTCTTTATATTTTTGCCATGCTGATTTTTCTGTCATTATCCTTCTGGAGGAAAGAATTCAGTTCCATCCCACGACCAGCCCCTACCTATCTCATCATTTGTAATTTCAACAAATGTTGGATTTGGATTATTTCTATAAGCAGCAATTAGTCTTGGAACTACTGGAGAATCAGCGTTCTCATCTACTTCCATGACATGAGATACTTCGTTTTCAACTACAAATGCAAATCTTATAATAGCCATGTTTATGCCTCTGGATTCACAAAGTCAGTTCCGTCCCAAATCCAGCCAGGACCAACTTCAGTATTTGTTGTTTCAATAACAGTAGGCTGAGATAAGAAAGCAGCAGCCTGTCTTTGTCCAAATGCTGATGGGTCTTGTATAGATATTTTACCTAATACTTGACCATCTGCAATTACTGCAAACATTCTTTTAGACATTCATTCTCCTTTGTTGATAAATTAAGTATAACATAAGTCTCTGTTAGAAGCAGTTACAAGTTGTTCCTGTACAGAAGCAGTTGAGTGGATCACAGTAACATGTAGGTTGTGCTGGATCGTAGTTGCAACACGCAGGTGGTGGAGTAGCAATGATTGGCGGAGGTGTGGCAATAATAGGTGGTGGAGTAGCAATGATTGGAGGTGGAGTCGCAATGATTGCAATGATAGGTGGAGGCGTAGCAATAATAGCAATAATTGGTGGTGGTGTTGCGATGATAGGTGGTGGTGTTGCAATGATTGCAATAATAGGTGGTGGGGTAGCGATAATAGGTGGAGGCGTTGCAATAATTGGAGGTGGAGTTGCAATGATAGGAGGTGGAGTTGCAATGATAGGAGGAGGTGTTGCAATTATTGGAGGAGGAGTAGCGATGATTGGAGGTGGAGGAGGAGGTGGAGGTGCTATGAATTGAAGCACAACACCAATTCCACTTGGACTACGAAATAATGGACTCACGATTCTCCTCCTTACTAATAATTAAGCAAACTTGTTTTGTGATGCTAAAACTGTATATGTTGGTGTTGCTGCAGTCTTTATGATTGTATAAACATATGCGTCTATTCCATTTATAGTTCCTGAAGAAGGTGCTGATCCACCTAGCCACTTAGGAGTGACTACAACTGTATCAATTTGAAATCCTGCTGCTGCTGGCTTATATGCTGTAGCAGTATTTGTATTAAGATACACAATAGAGATTTGTTCGTTAACTGCCATTGTTGAGTTAAGAGTTGTTGCTCCATTACCACGAACATTTATTGTCCAGTCTGCTGTAGCAGCACCAGTGTAATATTCAACAGATGCTGTTAAAGTATCAATATTGATAGTGCCTGTTGATCCAGCAGCAACAATTTCAACTGTTTCCTTTGGTGATGTTAGAGTTGGATTACTTGATAAAGCAACTGTTGGAACTGGTCCAGTTCCGTTTGTAACCGTAATTCCAGCACCAGCAGTTATAGCAGTTAGGTCTCCACCAGTTGAAAGTGTCTGCCATGCAGCACCATCATAGAAAGTTGTGGCATTTGTATCAGCAAGGTAAGCAAACATACCCTCTTGACGAATACCTACTGTCAGAGCAGCATCTCTTGCTGCAGCATTAGCAAAGTACATGATTGTTTGATTTTGCAGGTTGTACTGAACCTGGGCTGCTGTTAAAACATCACCTGTTGTGAAGGTACGATAACCAGCGTTTGGACTGCCTGTAGGCATTGTTTTCTCCTTAGTATGATAGTGCGTTAGTATTAGGTGGATCTGTCAATGCTAGTATACCTTGATTTGTTGAATCAAGTATAAAAGCCTGAATAATTGGCTCTGCTGTGAGTAGTTTCATGTTCCATGTTGTTGGGGTAACATCATGCTGAACACCTTGAATAAACAACTCACGAGTAACTGATGAACCACCAGGCATTGATTTTGTGATATTAACCAATGTATAAATATCTGATGTCAGATTAATAAAAGTGTTAACATCGTCAATGTCTGCAGCCAAATTAAGCGTCATGGCATCAATTCTAAGGTCTGCATCTTTACGAGCAGCAAGAAGGGTATTAGCCTGATCTTGTGATTCCTGGTCTGTCTGAACAAGGATATCGCTTCTTTGCCCTGACTTAGTAAAGTACTTTATAATACTTTCTGCAGACTGAGCATTTTGAGGCAATGCAGGACCAACTCCATCATTATATCTTGTTACAGTAATATCATTTAGAACTAGTTGATCATCATATGCAAAGTCAAGATTTGAGTATGTATATTGTCCAGCAGTTGGAGTATCAGAATACTCTCTTGCAGTAACATCTGCCAATTCAGAAACATCTGTACGGTCTAAGAATCTTGCTTTTCCAGATGTAGTCATAAAGAAAGCACCAAACTCAGACTGTTCTACTGTTTGAATAGCAGCAAGAATAGATCTTGCACCACCTGGATCTGCTTGCATTGTAGAATCACCTGTATCTACGGCAATCATAGATGTAGGAAATCCTGCAAAGTCAAGTAATCTGTCAACTCTTGTTCCTGATAGTTGCCCTGCCGTACATCCTGGCACTGGAGCAGTTCCAGTAGAAACATTGTTTAGAAGACGGAATCCATCAACACATTGTAATACAACTGTTGCATCTGCATTTGTTCCAACATAAAACCCAGTATCAAAAGAGTTAATATATCCTGAGAATATGTTAACATTGTATTCAGTTCCACTAACAGAGGTAGTTGCATATATTCTTATCTTACGCAGTGGAAATAGTTTTCCATAGTATGGTGATGATGTATTCTGTGGGTTGAACCATGAATCAGGATCATTTAATGTTACCGTTGCAGTTCCAGCCTCAAACTGGGAAAGAATACGGTTACGACCTCTACGAGTAGACACTTTTCTAACCTGTGGAGTAATATCAACAAGATCTGATAAAGCATCTGCTAAAACATTCGTATCCAGAACACCATAAGCAGAACTATCAAGAATGAATGGATATCCAAATGATGGTCCTGTTGAGAAGTCAATTTCCACATGGATTACTGGCAATGTCATTTTATATCGCCTGCAATGTTATAGAGTTACCGTTTGTTTGAACGCCAAGTAGTCCTTGTCTAACTGCTTGAACTAAGTCCTGCTCAGTTGATACAGACCCGTTGACTGTTAGATTAACAACTACAGGAGAACTAGAAGAACTTGTTCCAATGGTTGATGCAGTTGCCATTGTAGGAGAAATTCCATATTTTTGTTGGAATCTGCTTCGTTCATCAGCAAAGGCTGCTGAGTCATTCATTCCTGGAGCGTATGGAGAGCCAGCAGTTGTTAATACTTGATCCATTTGAGAATCAGTTAAGAACTTCTTTCCACTTGCAATCTTTAGTGATGTTGCTTCAATCTCTGCAGCAATCTTCATAACTGCATCTGCAGCCTCAAGTGCTGCTGCTGTTGCTGCATCAGTTGCTTCTGAAGCCTCTTTTGCAGCGTCTGCTGCTGCTGCTGCAGCGTCTGCTGCTTCCTTATTAGCATCTGCTGAGGCTGCTGGATCGTAGGTGAATCCACCTTTACTTCCATTTACTGCACCCTGACCAAGTAGTCTTAAGTATGCTTCTAATGCTGCTGTAGCATTCTTCCATGCAATCTCTGCTGCTCTGGCTGGATCAATTAGTGTACCTGAATAAGAAACAGGAGAACCAATCTTTAGGATATAGTCAACAACTTGATCAGAAGTTAACTTCCACTTGTCCATCAACTTCTTGACTTCAGAATCGTCTAACTTACCATCATTGACTACTCCAACAAAGTCAGCATATTGACGAACTTGGTCTTCAGTCATACCCCATTTGCTTCTTAACTTCTCAATTTCAGCATCGCTTAGAATGCCATCATTTAGATATGTAAAGAAATCAAGGTACTTTGCTGCCTGCTCTTTTGTGCTACCCCAAGATTTAGCAAGTTCAACTACTTCATCGTCTGATATTGTGCCATCTGAAATAGCAAATATAGTTTCTATATAAGCCTTTGCAGCCTCAATTGTTACGCCCCATTTACCAGCAAGAGTTGCAATATCTTTGCTATCAATCTTGGCATCAGCCAAGGC